TGTTTGTACTTTCACAATGTCATAGCTTAATTTGTAGCTAACACGAATTCCTTTATTTCTAGGAATTAACTATATCCTCTTTTAAGTTGTGGATATTCTAACTAATCATTTACTGGTAAATTATCCATATTCAATATTCTCCAATTTTTCCAAGAACTTGACTTACCAGATTTTCTACCATCATTATAAAATTCACCTTTGCCGTTAGCATATCTTAAACTAAAAGGTAACACTCCATCTGATACTAAACAAGCAGTACCATCTTTAGGAAAATTAGCGAGTTTAATTTCATCTTCTGTAGCTAATCTTATTTGATTAGGATATTCCCATGAAGCCATATTATATTTAATGTCATAACTAAAAGTAACATTTTCAAAATGATCTTCAGTTAATTGAAACACATGATCAGTTGAATGAGTACTAGGTTGTATAATTTTAACCCAATCTCCTGCTTTAAAAGGATTTGTTTCAGGAAATATAGTATCAAATAATTTATTTTGTTCAGCAGTGCAAGCTCCACGCATTTCTGCATAGAATCCACTACTGATTTGAATATTATTATTTAAAACAATATCAGTTGCCCAAAGTTTCACCAGTTTATTTTGCCATGTATTACAAGCAATATTAACAATAGATTGTGCTTGTTGTGATGTAATAGTGTAATTTTTCATTTCTTTAATTGTTGGGTTTTGACTTTTCCATAAATCTTCAATAATACTTAATTTAGTCATGTAGTATACGTTACCTAAATAACTACTATTTTCATGTAAAACATAAACATCTCCTTTAAATACTTGTTTTCCATAAGATATATGGGTTGATTTAATTGAAGAAGTTGTTTCAATAGCATTGCTTTTCCAAGTAGATATTCTGAATTCGGTTCCTCCAGGAATAGTTGGTAATTTAGTTCCTCGTATTGTAAAATCTGGTGTCATATTTGTTATTTCTAAAAATGTATTTAAATCTATTTTTACGTAGTTTGGATATGCTCTTACTAACTTACTTTCATTATCGCAGCTATAAAATAAACTACCATCGCATTTATGTTTAGATAATACAAATTCATTTACAGACACTTTATTATTTTTGTGACTAGTAGCATTATTTAATCTCCAGGTGTTTAGTATATCGTAGTTTTCTTTGGTTACTTGAATATACCAGTTTTCAGGGGTTGTTTTCATATTTTAGATTTAACTAATTGATATAATTTTTCAGCTTGTTTATTGTAATTACAGTTACCTTTACGTTGTTTAGCTGTAGCATATATATTACTTATATCATTAAGAGATAAACAAGGTTTATTGTTAAAAATATATTCATCAGCAGCTTTTTTTGTTGAAAATCTTTCAATATTATCTGATTTATAAATATGTTCACCTAATCCAATTGCATTTTCTTGTTGTGTTTTCCAATTAGAAATTATTCTATAATAATTATCACCTTCAAAAATATCAACACCATCTTCTGTTTTAAATAATGGTTGTTTAACTTTTTGTATTGTTGCTAATTGTAATCCTACTTTAAATTCAGGTTTAGTATTATGTACCCAGGCTATAATATTATTACCTTTAACATCAAAATTAAAACTCTCTATTATAGAATTACTGCATAACTGTACTTCTTGATTAATTTTATCACCAACAGTAAAAATCTCACCATCAGATAATCTTTTAACTGAATGAATATCCCAAATATCTAAATCACGTTCTTCTGGATATGCACCATCTCCTTCTTGTTTTATATTTAAAAATAATCCATTCGCTCTTTTTGTAGTAATAGTTCCATTACTTTTTCTCTTAAAAGATAATATTTCATAATTTTTAGGTTTTTCAATAATTTCTTGCCAAAATTTATTACTAGGTTCAACACCTAATTCAATAGTAAATCCACTTGATTTTAAAATACCATCTTTATAAGTGGCTATTTCTCCTGTTTTTATGTGTTTAAATGTTTTCATAAGTTATTGATAATTAGTTAGTTAAGTGGAGGTGAGGGGAGTCGAACCCCCGTCTTCATACTTTCAAAATATATTATTTAAATTTTCATCTAATGTATATAGCTTAACATTAGCTTATTAGGTTTAATAACCTACAAAATAGGACCAATCAAGATTGATTGATGCTCCACCATCTATTTTAATCTAAATAGAAAATCTGTAGATTTAGATCAAGCTGCAAGCTCAAGTTCTACTTCTTGAGCTACAGGTGCAATAAAACGAATTACTGCTTCAACGTCAGCACGAGTGCCAACTTCATTTGTGATTTCTCCATTTATTGGTTTCACCTTAGTTTTTACTAGTTATCTCTCTAGGCTAATAATATATAAATCATTGCACGAATCAAAACCTGGTCACCCCCATGTTTTTAATATTGTTTTAAATAAAATACAAGCGTGTTCTACCTTAATAACTTTGTTACTGAGTAAACCTCATACTCCATCAAGTAAATTATAGGAATAACAACATAAGTTCCCTCTTTAAACAATTATGTACTTGTATTTTAATTTTAATAAACATTGAACCATACTAGGATTACTCCATTAGTCGCATGTAGTTGTAGATTTATACCAGAGCTACAATTTAAAATTAACATCCTGTACTCAGGATTAGTATTTTTATGTGAATTTCACCTATTTGTAGTTTTATATTTAAACACATTTATAATATTCTTTATATCAGGAATATTCCCGTGCCAGGTCTACTAAAAATTCACAAAGGTTCAATGTTTTATGTTTTAAAAACATTCTACATTGTTGTAATTAGAGGCTTTGAGTGGTTCACTTGTATAGCCAGAACTCAACTAACTATCTAACAAGAATACTATTCTTGGAATTTTTGACAAGTAAGAATTACCTTAACCTTTTACGCATAATTACAACAATTACCATTTAAGGTAGTAGAATGTTTTATGATTTATTTTATGTTTTAATGTAAATAACAGAAATACCATATTGACCATAATATACAAGATATTAACGAAGGTATTAAAGAATTACCAAAATAATCATTAGTAAAAGTTTCAAGTAATATAGTTCTTAATGCTGCAATACTAGAAAATAAAGTAATTACTAAATATAGCATCCATAGAAATGTTGTCATAAATTTATTTATTTAATTTTTATTCTTGTGTACTCATCAGTTGCACAATTTCTATAATAAGGTATATAATGATATACTATACTATCTTCTATAACAATGTAATTAAAACTATCTATAGAATAAACTGTATTATCACCTGATTGTAATTTACTTATACATTCTTTTGTATCTTTGCAACTAGCTAACAATGTAATTACTGCTAGTAATAATAATAGTTTTTTCATGTTATGTGTTTTTAAGTTTTTCGTTAATAGCATCAGCAATAAATCTACCTAATTCATCTTGAAATTGTTCAGCATCAGTTATTGTCGGAAACATATTTTGAATAGCTCCCCAACCTCTAATTGATAATATTTCATTAATTTTTATTTCTTCAGGTTTATTTATTTGAGCAATCATTTGAGCAGTACTTTTTTTATTTGGAATTGGTTTATCAAAACCCCAAATATAACCACCACCCCACTCATCATATTTAGCATGACCAATAAAATCTTTTATTTCTTTTAAATATTTCATATTAAATTAGTTAAAATGTAATCAAATGCTGCAATGTTATAAAAAAATGTTGCCTCTATCATCATCTTCATCAGATAAATATGATTCGTGAAATTCTTGAGCCATATCACCATTGAGTTTAAATTCAGTTCTCTTTTTATGTTTGTTACTATTGTTCACAATCATTTTAAGAGTATTACGAAGGTGATTAATATCCATATCATCTATAGATATTAATACACCATTACGTTGTTTCCAGTAAACTATGTTATTGCTCATTAGTTTGATTTTCTAAACCATTAAGCTCACATTCGTTTTTCAAATCTTGTAAATCTTCAGCTTTTTTTAAAGCCCATTTTAAAATACTTACTAATTCATCAATGTCTTTACCATCTCTGTTTATAGTATAGATTATGTGTTCTTTTAATTTGTCCATTTTGTTTTGCATATTATTACAACTTGCCAGTTGCTTTTTAAAAGGTTAGTAAAAAGTTAGGTTCAGTGATTACTCACCTCACCTAACTCAAGATTTTTTAGTTCTGGTGTTTTTAGCCTAAGATGTACTAAAAACCAAATACACTTTGTCATGCTTAGTTACGTCGTATTCCCAGAATTAAAGATTTATATAAACATACATTTTGCATATTTAAATTTATCGTTTGTTTTTTTGTAGCAATATCCAAGATTACTACTTGTTTCAAACTTATATAAACCTCCAGCAACATGTTGGAAATTATATCCTCCAACTTTACCAATATAAAGTTTTGATAATGATATTTGTTTTAATATAGTTATCATTGTAAATGTTTTTGAGTTTGAGCATCTTATAGACCTAAACCTATCAATGATAGACCTACATATTTTAAATGTATGCACTCTTTAATAAAATAGAGGCATTATAATAGCTTTGCAAACCTATTACAACTTTGTATTCTCTATTCTTATAGTGTTTATTGTTATATAAATCAAATACGCTGATTTATATAACTCACCATCGGCTTTAATGGGTTATGCCTCATTTGCTGTAACAAATGCTCTAATTTTCATATTAGATTACAGTCTAATACTTATATAGAATTATTTTTGTGTTTTACACCTAAAACTTTGGTAATTACTTTGAAAGGAACAATTAACAATTATAGTAGCAATCAATGTTATATGTTTTATCCTATGCAGCAGCTACGCTACACCTTTCATTACCAAAGAAACTGGTGTCCTCAACAACTTGGAATTGTTAAGTTTTTTATTAAACTAATTGACAAACTATTTCTTACTCCAGTTTCTTAAACTTTGATATTAATATCACCTAACAGGTTGGTGTTACATTAGTCTCCGTTGCACATCAAATTAATGACCCCTATTCAAAGAGATTGCTTAGCCTAATATATTAATATCAAAGAATTAGTGAATAAAGCTATAGAATATCTTATAATTAGTAGATCAGAAGTTTTCAATAAGCTTTAAAATAAGGCGATAGTGATAATCACTCACTTACACAATTAACAATCAACTACTTACACAATTTATTTAACCTAATTCTTTAAGTCAATAAAAACATACATATATATATGTATAACAAACTACAACAAGAACAAATCTAAATCATCATCTGTGATTGATTGTTGTTGTCATAGTTTGAATACATATATTATGTTCTTTAAAAGAATACATTAGGAACAGTTATCTCAAAATATACATATATATATACGTATAAGTTTAAGCCTGATGTCTGTTTAGTTTTAAGGCAACTAATGTTCTTTTAAAGATTATCTTTGAAACAGTGAGATTGTTATTGGATCAAGGAGCATAAAAAACTGGGATTACTCCCAGTCTTTAATTGTGGTGAATGACATACCTTCTGCTGCTACTAATGTATTTGATTCCGTAATACGGTATACATTTAGTTTTTTCATGAATGGTATTCTTTCTTCATCAGTTTTTGGAAACTTTAGTTTCCTTGAAAGGAAGATTGTTCCTTTGTCACTGCCAAAGGCTGTGCCTGGTGTTCCTTTGTTTTTACCTGATTGTGCTTCATAATCTGCATAAGTGCCGTCAGCTATTGACTTCAGTTTTGCAACAAATTCGATTTCCATGGTATAGGGGTTAAAAGATTAGTAAATGTCTGAGGGGGTGTTGATAGGGGCTAGTACACACTAACACAACTACAAAAAAATTTTCTCAAAAAATAAAAAATTTTCAAAAAAGCTATAAAGAACAACAAACTTTCCCCTCTAAAAATTGCATACTAATATTTTTTACACTACTTTTGTACTGTATCTTGTATGTAATTATACAAATCACCTATGAGGGTTCCAAAGAATAGATAGTAGGTTAGAAGTTGGATAGTAGTCTTTGCCCTTGAAATAATAGGGGAAAATAAAGGACGAGGTTTCTCCAATAGGTACACAAGGAAAACTTCAATTAACAGGACTACAGCCATAAGGCAAGGGAAATAGTAGAACTGGGCTAAACACCAACTGTTAAGAGAAGATTTCTGAATTTTTAAAAAAGGAGATAGCCTCTAGGGGTTTTTTATATTCTTCAATGAAATTAATTCTCTTGATAATCAATCAGTTACAAATTAACAATCATTTTTTCCTTGACAACAGTTTAATATAGTTGTATATTTGCTTCATGGAAAACAATAAAGGATTTTACGAACAAATTAAAGAAATGGATAAGTCTATTAAAATAGTATCTAAAGAAACTATAGAAAAAGATATTCTTAATTTTATTTCTATAAAACCTAATATAAGAAGATTAACTTTTATGACTGGTGAATTTGGTATGCACGAATTTCATTTTAATGTATTAGGTACTTCAATGGGAATTAAAAGTAGTTATCTTAAAACATCTGATAACTATGGAGGTCATATTCTTGATGGAGTTAATAAAGTATATTTTAGATGGAAATCTAATAAAAGAACTCAATACTTTGTATCCACACTAAATAATAAAATCCTATTTATAGGTAAAACATTAACAGAAGCTTTAGAGTTTCATAAAAATAGCTTAAATGGAAAACAGTAATGAAGAGTATGATTACTCTAACTATAGAGTATATAAATATAACGGAATTACTGGAACCTTTATAGTTTTACCAGGATTTGATAAAATTTCTATGACTGGAATAGAACCTCCAGTTAATAATAAAAGAATTAAAAGACAATATAATGGAAGAAGAAATAAAAAATAAAGAAACAACTTTCTTAGATAGATTAATATCTGAAGAACAAGAATTGAATATTAAAGTTGAAAAGCTTTATGAGTTTATTACAGCAGAAGGAGCTGAAGAAAAAGTAGGTGAAGAACAATATGCTTTATTATTAGTACAGTATAGTACTATGAAAGCATACAGGGATGTATTACTTATTAGAATTCACAAATTACAATAATAATGGATAATAAATTAGGTATATGACAATATTAGATAAACTACCTAAAGAATGTTTAGAACCTACAGCTTTTTATAGATTAATAGAATTTCTAGAATCAATGAATGAAAATACAGTTAGACAACAGTTAAATATTTACCTTCAAAAAGGTAAAATAAACTTTTATGAATTATCACAAATTATTAGAGAGGTTGATCAATCCAAAGTGATGAAAGACTTAACTAAACAAGAGAAGGATTTGATCCTTTCATATATTAAAACAAAATAAAGATGCAAAAGAATTTAATTAATTTTACCCCAATTGGGAAACAGTTTTTAGTAGAAGTTGTTATTAAAGATAAAACAGAATCTGGAATCATGATGCTTAATGGAGCTGCTCCAGAACTTGGGGATAGTAACTTTAAAGGGTACTTAGTATTAGCTACTGGACCACTGTGTTCAGAAGTATCCCCTGGAGATACAGTTATTATTAAAGACGGGTTAATGGGTAGACAAACAGGAATGATTATCAAAGTTGATGGGTTGGATGTTACTTTAGTTTCCTTTAATGAATATGATATCTTTGCTATCAGAGCTGATGAACCTAAAGTTACTGAATACACATGGAAGTCTACTAAATTGGCCGGTACCTCTGGTGCCCCACAAGGTAGTATGGTAATTAAAGATAACTAAATGCTACAACTAAATCCACATATTCCAATGTATGTTCCAGAATTAAATATGGAAGGATGGGCCTTTTTAGTAAATGATCTGAGTACAGAATCTTATATTTACTTTACCCTCATAATGGATAATGGAGAAATATGGACATTCCCTAATCATAGGGTTAGGGGATGTTTCAACAAAACATTAAATAGAAACAAATGATACCTACATTAACAGATACTCAATTAAATAGCTGCTTATTAGCAATCAATACAGCCTATAAAAAAGGAGAGATTAGCAGATTTCATGAGCAATCTTTGGAAATCAACAATAAGTTTATTACCTTTATATTTGATAAAACACTAGGGAGAAAAGGAGCTTGGATCCCTAAAACTAATTTAAACGTTATTTATACAGATGAATCCTAATATTTATGTATCTTCTTCTGAAGAAGCTATCAAAGATAAACTTGCTAAGTATCTCAAGCTATCTAACAAGTATATGTTAAAGCATAGAGAATATAAAGCAGTTTATAAGATATTTCTTTTAGAGGATTCTACATATTCATTAGTTTTTAAATTAGTAAAAGAAAGCTCAGAATCAGAAGACTTTCACAAGTTAGCTGTAGATGTTTACAACGGATTACAAGCAGATAAATTAACCCCAAGATGGTAATCACTGTTTTAAAAGAAAAATTAAAAACTGTTGTACAAGAAGTAAATACCCCGGAAGGGGTTCAAAAAATACATGTTGAAAAAGTAATTGGACATGTTAAATGTAGAATGGAAACTGATGACGTTTCTCTTTTTATGGAAGATTGTAATAAGAAATACATTATCTATAAAAAAAGATGTCTATTGAGAACAGTAGATGGTTGGATTGTAGTTAATCATTCTTTTGATGAATTACAAAAGATCAAATCCATTTTACATAAGAAAGTAGAGATTAAAGGTTATGCAAAATAGAGATATTATAAAGAAGACAGCGCATTCATTAGGATTAAGGGAATCTGTTGTAGAAGAAGTTATTAATACAGATTTTAAGATAATGGTTGATAGGATTAAAGAGTTTGATCTAGAAAACCCAAAAACACATTATATATTTATGCTCCCTAATTTTTGTAAATTTGTAACCAATGTAAATAAAGCAAAGAAATTTAAAGATGGAACTGAACACAAAAGTATTGAAAAAAACATCAGCATCTAAAGTATTTTCAAATTTATTTGAAATAATAGATGTTATTAAAAAAGCACATTTAACAGCAGAAGGTAAATCTTATTCTACACACATGGCTTTAGGGGAATTGTATGATACCCTTCAAGATAAAACAGATACTTTTATTGAAAGTTATCAAGGTAAATACGGAATAGTAGATTTTGAACTAGTTTCGTTTTCTACTAAAAATGTAGTGGGGTATATCAAAGATAAAGTAGGATTTTTAGAGGGGACTTACGATCTATTCAAAGATGGGTACCTTAAAAATCAACTAGATTCAATTATTGAAAGTTGTTATCATAGTTTGTACAAATTAGAAAATTTAAAATAATGGCTAAAGTATTTGATATAAAAGAGAATAATGTTTTTATTACCCCAGATGCTTTATCAATTAAAGTATTCAAAGATATATATAATTCAGATAAATCTAAGGATAAGATATTAGCTACTAATACTATTGCATTTATATATCATACATGTGATCCTAATAGCCCTTATTATGATATCCCTGAAGAAGAAAGAGATAAAAAAGTATTAGACGAAGTTGTTGCAAATAAAGATTTTAAGATATCTAGTGATGTAAACAAAGCTAGAGAAATATATAAATCCCTTATTTTAACCCCATTAGATATTTTATTAGAATCTTCTAAACAAGCTATTAGAGATATTTCAGATTTTTTAAAGGAAACTGCGGAAGATCCTAAAGATTTACAAACCAAATTAGAAATGATGACTAAATTTAGTAAGTTTATTAATGAATTTCAAGGGTTGGAAAAAACTGTTAAGAAAGAACGTGAATCTTCTAAGGCAAGATATAGAGGAGATGTACAAATTGAAGGAAAATATAACGAATAATGCTGAGTAACACAAAACTATTTACAGAAGCTAGAGAATACTTTAAGAAAAATGGTGTTTATACCAAAGCTTTAAGAGGAACTAGAGCTTTTTATGACTTCTGGGATGAAGAAGAACGAAAATGTTTACAAGGAGTTACTCTAGGAAATATTACAATTCCAGGAGAATACTATTATTACCTTAATTATTCTAGAATGAGGGTTGTAAACCCTGTTACTGGTAGAAAACATGAAGATTTTCCTTTGTTTACAGATGTAGATTTAGAATATTTCAATATTTATAATCGTGCAAGGAAAGAAAGAAAAGGGATTATCTTATTAAAACCTAGAAGAACCGGATTTACCTACAAAAATGGAGGATTAGCTACTCATGAATTTAATTTTATGAGGGATTCTGTAACATGTATAGGGGCCTTTGAAAATAAATGGAGTGATCCTTTTATAGGGGCTGTTATGACTACGTTAAACTTCTTAGCCCAACACACTGTATGGAGTAAACCTAGAAATCCAGATCAATTAGAAAAAAGTTATTGTAAAGCTAGGCACCAAACTACTACTCCTGAAGGGGATAAAGTTTGGAGAGGGTTTATGTCAGAGATTTGGAGATTAACCTTTAAGGATAATCCAGGAGCTTCCGCAGGTAAATCTACTTCATTGTTCTTTTTTGAAGAAGCTGGACAATTTACTAACATTAAAGAATCTTATGCCCTTGCAGAACCTACTTGGATGGATGGTAATGAAATGGTAGGTACCCCATTTGTATATGGTACAGGTGGAGATATGTCAGCAGGAGCTATTGCTTTCTCTGAAATGTTCTATGATCCAGATAAATACAATTTGTTAGCTTTTGATAATATCTGGGAAGATGATAAATCCTCACAAAAATGCGGATGGTTTCTTCCAGCTAGTAGACAAAGGTTTGGAGTTTTAAAAGATGATAAACGTAAAGTTATTTTAGATGAAAAAGGAAAACCCTACCCATTAGTAGATGCTGATGGTAATTCAAACGAGTTAGATGCTAAGGAAGATGTTTTAAATTACAGAAAATCTAAAAAGTTTGAAAGAACTGCAATTACCGAATATCCATTAGTCCCTTCAGAAGGATTTTTAATTACAGCAGGTAATACTTTCCCAACAATTATGTTGAAAGAAAGGTTGAATGAGATTAGAGCTAATTTAGATAAATATGTTTTAACCAATTGGGTAGGGGATCTTACTGTAGATTCTGAAAGCGGGGAAATTAAACAAACAATCTCCCCCGAAAAAACCCCTATTAGAAGATACCCAATTTCTAAAGAAGATGACATTCAAGGAATTCTAGAAGTATTTGAACAACCTCAAAGAGATTCTGGGGGAAGAATATTCCCTAGAAGATATATTGTTAGTTGTGACCCTTATGATGATGATGTCGTGGTACAATCTGATTCGTTAGGATCCGTATTAGTATTCGATAGATTAACTAGAAGAATAGTAGCTGAGTACACTGGTAGAAGGAGAGCTTCTGAATTATATGAAATCTTCAGAAAGCTGATTATTTATTATAATGCTGCTGGATTAGGATTCCCTGAGATTAACAAAATAGGGATTGTAAATTATTTTGAAAATAAAAATTGCCTTCACCTTCTTGCTGAAACACCATTATCTTTAAGAGATAAAGTAGAATGGAGGCCAGGATTAAATACTTCATTTGGATATAAAACTACAGGATATACTAATGCCTGGGGTAACGAACTTATAAATGATTGGTTATTAGAACCTTTGGAAGAAGGGGGAGAACTAATGAATCTCCATAGACTTAGAAGTCAAGGACTTTTAGAGGAATTAATCAAATACAACCCAGATGGAAACTTCGATAGAGTGTCTTGCTTGAGAGGATGTTTAATCCTTGATACTTCAATTAAAAGGCAAATAGTTCAAACTGAAGAAAGAAGGGTAAAATCATTTTTAGAAAATGAATATTTTAAAGAAATGGGGATGTATGATGAAAATAAAAGCTATACTGACTCCTCTAAAAAATGGGATTCGTATTTAATGTAAAGTAATTTTGTAAAAAAGTATGATAGGAAGTAACCTTTTAATATTCCCGGAACAAGTAGTTTCTGATAAAACCAAATCTGAGGATTGGGGTAAAAAATGCGTAGATGCTGCTGAGTCTATAATAACTATGGATTCTGCTACAGTCAGGAATTCGTTTTATAATAAACGGGTTAACTATAGATTGTATGAAGGTAGACTTACTGATAAAGATATTCAGGATGTAGTTCAACCTTATGGGGATGAATTTAAAGCCTTCCCTAAAAGTATTCAACATCAAGATATTGCTAACTCTAAAATTAGAGTATTAGTTGGTGAAGAAGCTAAAAAATTAACTAGATTTCCTTGGAAAGTAACTATATCATCATCTGATGAAATGGGGATTTCCTCTAAAGAAGAATCTATAAAAGCCATGTGGATGGAGAAATTAGTTTCTATGGCCACACAAGGTATTCAGGATGAACAGTTAATACAGCAAGAGTTACAAAAGTTTCAAAAATATACAAGGTATTCATGGCAAGATCTTAAAGAGATTACTATGAATAAAATCCTTAAATACGAATATAATAGATTAAATGTAGATCAACTTTTTTTAAGGAGTTGGGAAGATTTTCTAATTGTAGGGGAAGAAACTATGTGTATTGAAGAACTGGGTGGGGATATTTCTGTAAGGAAAGTTAACCCTTTATTCTTGTTTACTATACAATCTCAAGAAGCTTATAAAATAGAAGATTCTGAAATGATTGTTGAATATGGTATGTTATCTATTGGTGATATACTTAATCAATTTCACGATGATCTGAGTGTAGCTGATGTAAAAAAACTTGAAGATTATAAAGGTTTGCAAAATTCTATGGCCCCTTTAGGGTTGGGAATGAACAGAGATTTGACTTTAGGGGAATTTTATGGGACTGATCTAGTTAAACCTAGTGATAGTGCTATGGCAGTATTTAGTTCTACATTTGATATTCGAGGTAATATTAGAGTAGTTAGAACTCAATGGAGAAGTAGAAGAATATTGCAAGAAGTTACATCTTTAGATGAGAATGGCTTTGAGGAAGTTACTATTGAAGATGAGTTTTTTAAACCAGATCCTTTACTAGGACAACATTCTAAAAAGTTTGTTGTTAATGAATGGTGGGAAGGTACTAAAATTGGGGATAGTATTTATTGTAAAATAAGACCTCTCCCTGTTCAAGATAGAAGATTATCTAATAATGCAATTGCAAACCCTTCTTACGTAGGTATTATGTGTAATACTAATAACTCTAAAACAAGGAGTTTTTTAGATATTATGAAACCTACAAGTTATTTGTATGATATTTATCACCACAGATTAAACTTAATAAACGCTAAATATAAAGGTCCAATGACATTGTTTAATGTGTCAATGGTACCTGAAGCTTGGGATCCTAAAAAATGGTTTGGAATGGGAGATGCTACTGGTTGGCTACCAATGGACCCTACTAATGAAATATTAAAAGGACCTTCTCAAGGTAAATCTGCTGGACACTTTAATACCCTTACTGCACAAACTATTGATCAACAAATGGGGCAATATATCCAACAACAAATTGGGATATTGCAGTATTTAAGAAATGAACTTGATGTTATTTCCGGAGTTAATGATGCAAGACAAGGGGATATGGCAGGGGATCAAAAAGTAGGTACAGCTCAAATGGCTTGGACTGCTTCTAACTCAGCAACAGAAAAATATATTAGTTTACATAACGAGTTTAAAAGAAATGTTATGGCTAAGATTTTATCTGTAGCTAAATATGTTTGGAAAAATAATCCTAAGAAAGCTCAGTATGTTCTAGATGATGGTGGTATTGAAATGATCAATTGGTTTGATGATATTGCTGAATCAGAATATGATTTAGATACAACAGACAATGCTAATATTCCAGAAATGATGCAGGCTATTAGAGATCTTGCACATGCAGCTATGCAGAATGGAATAATGAAATTCAAAGACATTATTGCAATTTACCAAAAAGATAGTGTTTCTGCTTTAGCTAGATATCTAGAAACAGCAGAAGAAGAAGCTATGCAACAGCAACAAGAGCAAGTTCAAGCTGAACAGGAACATGCAGCTCAAATGCAGCAACAAATGGCTGAAACTGAGCAAATGTATATTCAACTTGAGTATGATAAAATGGAGAATGAAAACCTCAATAAAGAACTTGACAGAATTAATAAGATTGAAGTTGAAACTCTTAAAGCTTTAGGCTTTGCAGAAAATACAGATGTTAATGATAATCAAGTCCCTGATATTATGGAAATGAATAAGTTAGCTTTAGAAACTAATAAAGCTGCTACAGATGCTTTATTTAAAGAAAGAGAAATGAATTTAAATAGAGAAAATAAGAATAAAGAATATTCTCTTAAAGAGAAAGAATTAAACCTAAAAGAAAGAATAGAAAAACTTAAAATTAAACAAACAGAAGTTCAAAACAAATCTCAAGAAAGAATTAACAACGTTAATGCTAAATTGAAAGAGAAAGAAATTGCTGTTAAGAAGATAGCAGCTAGGAAAAAACCTAGTAAATAAAGCTATAGTGAAAAGTTATTCTAATATTAAGACAGAAAAAAAAGAATTAAATTTGAAAAAATTATGGAAATAGAAGATTTTAACACCGGAGATGGTTTATCAAACGGGGAAGAAAATATCATTAGAGATATTGCTGAAGAAACCCCTGAAGTTTTATTAGATGAAGAAACGTTTTCTTCGTTAGAAGACTTAGTTGATTTAGATGATGAAGCTTTAGAACCAAAGGACCCGGAAGCGGAGGCCCCTGAAATAAAAGATAAACCTGCAAAAGAAGATGAAGATAGTTCACCCTATTCTGATATAACTAATTACTTTAAAGAAAAAGGAATTTTATCTGACCTTGCTGAATATGAAGATGAAGATTTTAAATTTGACGGTACCGAAGATTCCTTTAAAGAATTAATGGATAGACATGCTCAAAAGAAAGCTTTTGAAGTATTAGAAAATGATATTCTACCTCAACTTCCAGCATCAGCTAGAAAGAAGATAGAATTAATGTTTGAAAATGAATTAGGATCTGAGGATGCTGAAGACATTGGAGAACGCTTATCCAACTATAGTTCTTTATCAAAAAGTGATTTTGATTCAAATCCTGATAAAGCTAAAAAAATCTACACTGAATATTTGAAGAGTAGAAATATGGATGATGATGAAATTGAAGAACTTGTTCAACGAGCTGTTGATTTAGAAGAGATTGGTGAAAAAGCTGAAAAAGCTAGATTGAAATTAATCTCTAATACTGAAAAAGAAATAGAACAAGTTAAAGATAAGCGAAAGCAAGAAGAGGCTGTAAGAGAGCAACAACAAGTTAAGAAACTTGAAAACTTAAAAAGTTCAGCAGCGGCTTTCGTAAAACAAGTTAGCTCCGCTGATTTTAAATTAGATGAGAAATTAGCTGATAAAATATATGAGTCAAGAACTAAAATTGTTGCTTATTCAAAAGACAAACAGCCGTTAAATAAAGTGGGAGAACTGGCTGCTAAAGATCCGGAAGGTTTTCAAAATAGCTTACACCTGTTGAGTACTTTGGATTTTTTTAAGATAGATAAAAATGGAACTATATCCCCGAATTTTACAAAAATCTCAAAACAAGCAACAGCCCAGGCTGTAAAAAAGACTGTCAGTACAATTGACAAAATAAGCAATAAATTTACCCTCAAAGGTAACAATGCACAAGATTCCGATGATGATGATGATGTGCTTAATCAATTAAAACAAACATTTAAATAATGAAACAATTTAATTTGCAGCAATTTGCTGCCAAAGATTACAACGGGATGGTTACTAAAAGTAACATTGGTGCATTGTATCAAAAAGATCCTATTATGGTGACTAATATGATTCACCAGATTTATCGTGTAAACTTAGGTACCGCGATGTTTGATTGGTACAATCAATTTCCAACAGTTGAAGCTCCTGAAGGGGAATTCTACTACTGGGATCTAATTGGCCAGCATACTAAAAACGTACCTTTGATGTCATGGGATATTGATGGTGCTGGTGGTCAAACAGCAGAACCTTGTGTAGCCGGTACTTCTATTTTCATGAAGTTCGGAGAACCTTACTTTGAAGAGGGTAACGTGCTTAAAGCAAATAAGGAAGAGTACCAACTTTATGTAGTTTCTCAATCGCAAGATGGTAGTAACTTTGTATATGAAGTTCAGTTAATTACTTCTGATCCTACAGCTTATGTAGATCCTGAAGAATTAGGCGCAGGAACTCGTTGGAGTAAGTTTGGTAACTACCAACCTAATACTCTATCTTACAGAGGACAAAAGCCTAATTTTACTTCTCCATTTAGAATGAAGAATATCATGTCTACAATGCGTATGGAGTATGAAGTTGCAGGTAATATGATTGGTGAAGGTAAAAACTACCCTCTAAAATTCGGTTTCCCTGATCCTAAAAACCCATCTAAGTCAATCCCAGTTTGGATTAACTATTTGGATATGGTAGCTAAATATCAATTTGATATGTCTAAGGTTACTGCTTCTATGTATGGTCGTCATAACTTTACTGATAATGATATCTTCTACAACAAAGATCGTCAAAATGGTTTCGCTGTAGAAATTGGTGCAGGTTTGTTTGAACAAATTGCTCCTTCAAATCAATTGACTTATAACGATTTTGATTTGGATTTGATTTCTGAAGCTGTAATGGATTTGTCAATTGGTAGAATTGAGATGGGTAAACGTGTAGTTACACTTTGCTCTGGTGAATACGGAATTAGAGATTTCTCTAAAGCTGTACAAACTAAAGTAAACTCTGATTCTACTGTTTCTCGTACAATGAACTATATTGAGAAATCATCTACTTCTTTGAGTGGTATTAAAAACCCTCTTGGATATGGATATCAGTATGTTAACTACTACGCTTACAATGGTATTATGTTTGAATTAATGTATTGCCCATTGTTTGATAATCGTGAATTGTTCCCAGAAGAGCATCCAAAAGGTGGTACAACTGAATCTCGTAGATTTGTTGCTATGGACATCGGAGGAGAAGCAGGAATTAAGCGTGTAACTCCTCGTGGATTTACTGAAACATTCAAGTATTTCCCAGGTATGCGTGATCCATTCTCCGTAGGAGGTAAAGGTGCAAATCCAGGATTGGCTGTTTCTAAAGTAGATGGTTATGAAATTCATGGTATGTGGCAAGGTGGTCTAATGGTTACTGACCCAACTAAAATGTTAGACATGAAGTGTCTATTAGGTTAATCTAAATATGTATTTATAATTAATAAGGGTATTTAATTATACCCTTATTTTTTATATCTTTGTAATAAATAAAAAAGAAAATGGAAAAGACAGAACTAAAAGAAAAAAACCAAGTTAAAGAACCATTGATGAGTTATCTACAAGATAGGAAAATCAAACTGGTTCCTGCAAAGCGTCCTAATCAATGGAAGGCTAAATTTAAAGTAGAAAATAACGGAAGTGAAGTTAATGACTCAGGATTTATGTTCCCAAGAGCTAAATCTTGGATTACAGTACCTTTAGATAGGCATACTGGTCAGATTAAAAGAGTATTAGATAATACTGTTAGAAATAAAACAAAGGAATTCCCAGAATCAGCATTGACTGAGCAGGAATATTTTGAAAGAGCTTTAGGATTACCTCCTGGAGAACTAGAACCTAACAAAACATTAGTGTTACCTGATGGTCAACGCTATGGAGATTCTTTCTGGAAAAAGATTGAAGGTTGTGTAGTCCTTAAAAACGAAGCTATTGAATTAGATCTTTCTACCCCTGAAGATATGTTGAGGTATAAAATTTTAGAGTCTAACTTTAAAACTATTGTAGCTCCTTCTCCGAAAGATCAGAATAAAAAAATGAGTTACAGGTATGTAGTTATGGATATTGCTCAAATTCAGAAGGATGAGAGTATGAAGCTAGAACTAGAACTTGAAGCTATTGATGAATTTAATAGAATCTCTAACGATATTCAAAAGATGAGTGAGATCATCTGGATGAAAGAAGGAAGGATTTCAGAATCTACAAATATCTCCTTTGTTAAAGGGCAGTGTTATAAATATGCAAAAGAAAATCCAAAAGATTTTATTTCTATTGTAAAACACCCTTACAGAGATGTTAAAATAGTTTTACTACAAGCTGTTAAAAAAGGAATTATCACAAAAACAAAAGAACAAAGTTATAGGCTAATTGATGGTTTCGATATTGGAACTATGGATAAAGCTTTAATGTGGTTGAAAAACCCAGAAAACTTTGATAGGTTAGAAATGATTAAAGATCAAATTAAACTTGCTAAATAATGACTGCTAACGAACTTAAAAAATACATCCTTACTAATTTTGATGCCTTATATAATAATGCAGCTCCAGGATTTGAAGACGATGAATTAAGTGTATTAGCTTCAAAAGCTCAACTGTTATATGTTTTAAAATGTTTAAAACCTTATAAAGATAATGAAGTATTTGAAGAAACAGAAGTTCGTAAACAAGGATTATCAGCTTTAATAAAAGATGGTGCTGAAGCTACAGTTCCTCCGGCAGAGCTTCCTACAACAGTAGGAGTTCTTCCTGGGGAAAGATATTGGAAACTTCCATCTGATTTTATGTTTGCTATTTATGAAGCAGCGCAAACTAATATTCCTTTTTGTGGTACAAATACGTTTAGAAGAATACCTATATTCCCTATTCAACATAATGAATATAATCAAAATTTCTATAACACTTTTAAAAAACCATATTGTGATGGAGAATTTGGAATTGTATGGAGAATAAATCATGGACGTATAAACAATGATAGAATACACGGGTTGATTACAGATACTACATTTACAGTTACTAACTACTTTTTAAGGTATTTAAAGTTCCCTACAAATATAGTTATTGATGAAGACAATCCTTTAAATCAAGTAAACCCAGAACTAGATGAAGTTTTTCAATATGCAATCGGTGATTTAGCTATTATGCTTTTGGATAAAGCTATAAGGGAAAGTGTCCCTATTTCACAATTAAATATTAATGAACTAATTTAGCAAAATAATATTGCCTTAGAGGCAAACCAAAAAAATAAGAAATAATGTTAGATAGTAAAAATTACATTAAAAAAGTATTTATTGCAAAAAACATTGCTCGCTCCGCAGGAGCTACAGCAGGTGTAGTTGCAAAACCAAGTGTTCTTGCTGATGGCGAAATTGTAATCACTGATGTTGCAGGTAGAATTTTAAATGCAACAACTGTTTTAGGACAACCAGTAATTCAAGTACGTCAAGGCCGAGGAGTTAAAACTCCCCCAATTAAAATTGCAGAAATCAATTATAGTGGGTTGACTTCTTATACAGGAGCTGCTTTTTCTGCGGCTGTAGAACAAGTAAGTTATATTGGATATAACGGAACATCGTTGGACTTTGAAGCCACAAGTGCTACTGAAAAAAGATTTATTACGAAAGTAACTCCGCTTCCAAATTCAATGACATTTGGTGCAGTACCTTTTAATGTAAAAGATTCTTTATTTGTTTCAGCACCTTCAACTACTAACGTTAACAACGCTATTGGGGTATTAAAAAATCTAATTATATCTTTTGTTCCAAATAGAGATATTGATTTTAACCCTAAATTTGAATTAGTAGCTAGTGATACTTTTGTTGCTTATGGCGCAAATACAGTAACTTCTATGACATTTACAAAGTACTCTAAACAAGTAACTGTAGTTCAAGGAAGTACAGGTTCTGCACTATTAGTTGCTGGAACTTTTATTCGTCTTAGTGGAACTGTAGGAGCTACAACTGCTCCAGTTTATAAAATTGCTACTGGTACAGCTTTGTCAGCTAACTCAACTGGCACAATTACTTTAGATTGGGCTTATCAAGGAGAATCTGCTACTGTTTTAGTTGCTGATTTAACTAACAAAACCACTCTTGCTGCTAGTGCAGGTGTAAAAGTATCTGGAGTTCAATTTAGATACGATGTTAATCGTTGGAGGCAATATGATAAAATGCGTTTTTCTCTTGCACTTGTTAATGGTTATACTACTACTGCTGTAACAAAAGCTGTTGGTGCCCAGGAAGGTACTGGTACATGGCAACAAACTCAAAACGATGAATACATTGGTTGGGGTGATGAAGGTCAAATTAATCCAATGCAACTTCCTTTCTTACCAAGAGAGCAAGATGCTGAGATTAATAACAACTATTCAATCTTAAATCTAGGATTCTTAAACCGAGTTGAAGATACTATCGTAGCTACTGGTAGACTAAAAGGAAATGTTATTCTTTATTTGAATAAGACTTCTGGAAGTTTTACAGGAACTAACATCACTGGTGCAGTTACTTCTGTAGTTACTGTATTAGATGCTTGGGCTGCTCAAAATCCAGCTTTCTCTGCGCAAATAGGAAATCTGTAATTACCTAAACAGAACTTAAAAGGGGATGATAATTTAGGTTATTATCCCCTTTTTAATAAAAAATAAAAAATGCCATTTATACCAACAATATCCGCTTGTCTTAATGGTTGTACAGGTATAACAATTGAAGATACTACTGGATTTTTCAATAATCCTAATAATCTTTATGGTTGGAATAGTAACTCTACTTTATGGAAAAATGAAATAGATGGAGAACCCTTTGTTATTGCTGCTACTATTAGTATATCATTAAATGGTGGGACAGCAACTGAGTACAATGTATTAAATAAAATACAAGAATCTATATTTCCAAATTTTGAACTATACCAATATACTCCTGTAGATATTACAGGAAGTACTTTTGCTTTAGCTGATGGCTATTATACTATTGTTTATACTATTACAGATAGTAATGATGCAGTATATACTACAGATATTACCCTTGTTGTATATTGTAATGTAGCCTGTTGTGTTGCTAAATTAGCAGCCAGTGTTGCTGATGAGTTATGTAACCCTTGTGACTCAACAGCCTATAATAATTTTGCTTTAGCTGATGGTCTTTTACAAGCTTTAAAAGCTACAGCAGAATCACTAGGTACTCAAGAATTTACTAAATTATTAAACAAACTTCAAAAATTATGTGGACAATCTACAACTGGTGGTTGCGGTTGCGGCTGTTCATAATTCAAATAAAAACTAAAAATATGTGTTCATGTTCAGGCAATTGTAATTGCAATTCAACAACAATACCAAGAGGACCTCAAGGATTACCGGGTACAAATGGAACTAATGGGACTAATGGTAGTATTGGTCCAATAGGACCTCCCGGAGATCAAGGTCCTGCTGGTATTAACGCATTCTCGCCGTTAACTAATAGTTTTGTGCAGCCAGATTTTAATATTCCTATTAATATAAATGCTACGCCTACTGCTTGGATGGGTCTTAAACAAATAGTGTATATTACATCAAGTACTACTGTAGGTGGGTTTTATCAAATAAATAGTAAAACAGGAACTACAGTCAATGTTACAAGACTTGAGTGGGTTGCACCTAATGTAACATTTGTACCTACAGGAGATACTGTTCCTAGTAACAGTTTTATTATCCCATCAGGTACTATTGGTCCAAGTGCTCAAAATACAATTGAAACTTTATATTATGACGCTGGTACAGTAATAGGTGTTGATACACCTTCTAATATTACACAATATACTCCTTATGAAATACCTGCAAATACTTTAGATTATAATTTATATCCTAATCAATGGTTAGAAATAAGCTATGATCTTTACATTTATTTTACAAACGGTACTAGTTCAGTTTCAGGGGATCCAAGAATTTGCTCTTTAAATTTAAGAGATGAAGTAACCTTTAACTCTCAATCAGTTTCAGCTTTTGGATCTAGTTTTCTTATAGGGTTTAAAATGTATTTAACAAATAAAATTATTATAAGACCACAATCTTCAGTTGATGCTTTAGGATTGACTTACGAAGTTTATGAAAATAGAACATTTCAATTATCTGATGTAAATAATGTGCAAAGGTTTAGAAATGGAGATCTTCTATCTCCAGGAAGTGCTGGTGATGCTTATTTAATTGCAGATACTAGTGATGGTTCAACACCTGCATCTTTTTCACCAACAATAAATGGTGGTGCCCCTATTTCATGGAATAGTGTTACTAGTTCATGGACGGATTATACTGGTATAACCAGTTTATATACTAAAGGATTAAACTTAAACGAGGTAAATGTGGCATCTGGAATAGGTAGTATAAATGTGTCAAACCCAATTTCATTAAGATTTACTGTAAATGCTAGAAATGAATCAAATACTATAACCATTAAAAACTTTACTGTAAAAAAATTCACAACTTAATATATACATAAACTATGACTTGCTATAACTCAGAATTACCAATAGGGCCTCCAGGACCAACTGGTCCACAAGGACCTCCAGGAGAAAGTTCTTTAATCTTAACAGGTAGCTACACACCAACAATTACAGATATTATAAGTGGAAGTACTGTTACTTTAAGCGATGTGCGCTATATGTTGATTAATGACATTGCTGAAATTAAAGGTACAATTCGAGTAGATTTGGATGGGGCTTCATCATCAGAAGGATTTGATATTGATTTAGACCCATTAATTGAACCTGCTACTAACTTTGTAGATCAAACAAATGTAATTGGCGGTATTGTCCCTACGACTGGATTTACTTCTAATATTGGAGGTTCTGTTATTGCTGTTGTCACAGCTAAAAAAATTCAATTTCTTATTTCAAACGATAATTTAGGTGGAACACTTAAAGTATATTTCAGCGCAACGTATAATGTTTAATATTTAGAATCGTGTAACAATAACCTAAAACAATAATAGAATAACATTAAATTATGACACTAACACCTTTGAAAATACAAATAGCTATAATTAAAGCATTTTATAATTTAGCTTTAAAATCGGTTAAATATTACACAGGACTTGCCTTTGGTAAAAATAATATCTGTCTATTTAAAGAGATAAGATTGCTTAGAGCTTATATAGATATACTTAGAAACTTTAAAATAGTAAATAACACTATTAGTTGTAGTTGCTGTATTGAAGGAAGTTATATGATTGAACTCGTTGAAGGAGTTACAATAACAAATTCTCCTATACAATTTAACTGTAATAATAAAGGATATTTAATATATAATGGTACAGGATACCCTTTTACTTATTATTATGATAACTATAATAGCTTGATCAAAATTACATTTGATGATTTTAGTTCAAATATTATTTACAATGATTTAACTTTTACAGAGAGCTGTAATATAACTAACGATAATCAAACGCAATCTTTATTAGAAGTAGCAGAAATTACTGTTACAGGAACTCCTATTAACGTAGAAGGTTATGATGGTAGCTTAGAGATATTAGACGATAGTTTAAATATAATTTATACTATAGGAATACCTCTCGCTATTATTACAGATCCTGAAGCTATTGTAGATTTATGGAATACTACTAATGGTAGTAGTGGATTTTTACTATCATATATTAATGGAAGCTATGTATTTACATCTCCTTTAAATGGTTCTGATTATTCTGGATGGGTTGGTAGATTTAATCAAGTAGAAGGTGGACTGGATCCAAATCCTGTTATCTTTGAAGCACCTATACCTACCCTTATAACATCTAATACTCCTGCACATACAGTACAACTAATTCCTACAGATCAATTTTTTTCTGGTACTTTCGCCAATACAGGAATTATTAAAATGGATCCTATTTTAACATCTCCAAATTTAGTTACTTGTTTTTATTTAGGTAATCCTATTTACACAATACAAGGACCTATAGACTTGTTAACTTTAATAGATGATTTTAATGCAAATAATACTTTAGGATTTACTATGGTATATTTTGATGTTACCTCAGTTACTATACAATCTCCACTAAAAAGTAATGTGTATAATACAGAAACAATTTCTTTTGATGACTCAGTAATAGTTAGATTTGGAACATTTTCAGGAGGTGCTTTACCAATTTCAGGAAATATTGTTCTTACAGATGATACTTTAGGAGTTATATATACTTCAGATGCTAGTAATTTTAATTCAGTACAAGATTACATAAATGATTTTAACGATAATAATACTGGGAATTTAACTGCTGTATATGATGGATTACAGGTAACATTTACTAGAGTATATTATACAGCCCCCCCTGATACTGGTTGGGCTTACAATGAAACAGAATTATCTTATATTTTTGATGGGGATGGTTATGACTATACTTCCGAATGGCAATTTGGAGTAGATACTACAGCAGGTAGTTTTGCTGTAGCTTTAATAGACACTTTATCAAATACTGTTTTATTGTATAATGATACAACTATTGTTAATTATTCTAGTTACGAAGAATTTCAAACAGCCTTTAATAATTCATTAAATAATCTAGGATTCTCTTTAGAAATTGTAGAGAAAGATTTTATTTTTAGTCCCCCTATTAACACTTTTGAATTTTATAACGATTATCAAATAGAGTTAATATATAGCTATGCTTCTAGCGAATATACTTTAGTACAAGAATATAAAGAATTTGAAAATGGAGTTAACCCAGCTTTGGTAGCCTATGATGGTATTTTTGCACCAACAGGATATTTAGGGGATTTTATAAATGATAATCCTTGCACTCCAAAAATAATCGAACAAACTTGTTTATCTAATAATGATGTAGAAAATATTATCAACCATATAAATAAAATGTAAAGTGAATTTTCTAAATAGGCCTAGAGATTACAGTAATAAACCTCCGATATCTTCAATTATACCGGGGGTTTTATCTGTTGTAGATACCCCTAGTATTAATCTTACATATAATTCATCATTGCATATATTACAAGCTGATATAGTTCCAGTGTTATTAACTCCTGGAACTTACGGAAGTACTACGCAAATACCTGTATTTACTGTAAATAACTTAGGTCAAATAACTTCTATTACCCAAGTTCCAGCAGCAGGTGGTGGAAGTGGAGTACTAACATTGGACAATGGATTAACTTTAACAGGAACTAATGGTCAGTTAGGAGGTCCTTTAATACAAGATACTACAATTAATGCTGGTTTATTTAATTTATCAGTTACAGGAGCAAATACTCCTGGATCTGTATTATCTATAATAAATACAGCTATTGGTGTTGGAGGATACTTTGAAGCACTAAGTGGAGGTACAGCTATAGCTGCAACATCATCAGGCAAACCTTCTATTATATCAGTTGGAGTTGGAGTAACTCCTCTTTTAGCTTCTAATAATGTATTAGGAGCTACTGATGAACCAGTTGCTGTATTTTCAAGAAGAATACCATCAGGTTCAGTTTCTATAGGTACAGGAGCATATATTGATATAAGTTTACCAAGAGGTTCGTTAGGTGTTTTACACCCAGGATCACGCATAGTTACAAGACATACTTCTGTTGGAGCTAATTACAATTCTACTTTAGAATTCTGGAGCCAAACTACAAATTTTTTAACACGTAAAGCTCAGTTTTTACCAACAGGACAGGTAGTATTAGATAATTATCTAGGTACTACATTTGATGCTGTTCCGTTTAAATCATTAGGTGTTGATACAATTGGTAATCTAGTAACATTTACAGGTGGAGGAGGTGGAGGTTCTCTCCTTAATGACACAACAGGTATTTTATTCGGTGGTGTATTATCAGCTACGATAGGTGGAACTACATTCAGCGTTACAGCAGGTATAGGTCAGATTGTAACACAAACAGCTTCCATATCAGGAGTGGTTACAACAGTAACTAATGTTACATGGTCTGCGGTAGTTGGTGCTGCAATAACCAATATAGCAACATCTCAATTCACATACGTATTAGTTAATAGTTCAGGTGTAGTAATTCAACAGACAACTCCTTTCACAGACGCTCAATACAAGACACATATAATTATTGGCATTATATGTCACATAAACCTTGCTTCTGTTAATCTTGTAACTAATGCTCAAAACGTAGCTTACGAAGACCCTCATAGGTTAGTTGAACTTATTAGTACTTTTGGTGCTATTAAGAAATCAGGACTTAATATAAGTGCTAATGGCGCGAATCTAAGAGTAAACAGAACATCAGGAGAAGCGTTTAAGATAGGTAGTAATTACATAACAGACCAATTTGAACCTGACGTACGCACCATAGCAGCACAAACACCTGCTTTGTTATGTAGGGTGCATAGAAATGGGTCTGGTGGTTTTATCTTCGATGTAAACGGAGGTTTATATTACAATGACATAGACCCAAATCAATATGATGATGGTTCAGGCACACTTCAATCAGTAGGTGGTAGCAAGTGGACTATTCAAAGATTGTTCTTCTTTCCTAATAACCCTGTTGACATAATATGCTACTATGGAGTTCAGGTGTATAATCAGTTTTCAGAAGCTAGGGCTAACTTAGAGTTTGAAACATTTGATGAGGCTCAAATAACTGCCGAGAATGCTGTTTTCTTGGGATTTTTATTCGTAAGAAATGCAGCTACAAACTTATCACTAGCAACCCAAGCAGTTTTCCTTCAATCAGGACTATTTAGAGGCATTCCTGCTGGTGGTGGTGGTTCAGGCGGTGGTGGTAATTCTATAGGAGAACTTACAGGCGATGTAACAACTCCTGCTGCAACATCACCTAGTCAAAGTGTAGCAGCTACGTTAAAAACTAACTTAAAAATAGGTTCTTTTGGTGTTACCGTAGATGGTGTTTCATCTGTTATTCAAGTAGGGCAAACAGGATTTGTTACAATGCCTTATGATGGAGTTATTACAGGATGGAGTATATCTGCAAATGCTATAGGTAGTATTGAATTTGATATATGGAAAGCATCAGGGGCAATTCCAACAATAGCAAACACAATTGTTGCTTCTGCTTTTCCAACACTTACGGCAGCGCAATTTGTTACTTCAACAATAATGACAAGTTGGACACTCACTTTTGCAGCAGGAGATGTATTTGGATTCTATGTTAATTCTATTTCAGGTATAAAAAACGCAACATTAACTTTAAGATGTACTAAGAGTTAACCTAATAATAAACGCAATAAAATCTTAAAAACAAATGACATATAAAATACTATCAACAAGACAAGTAGCTGAAACACTATTCACTACAGTAGAATATAACTTCAATGGTACTGTAACTACAGTAGAAGTGGCTCATTTTATG